CGGTAGCAGCTCGCTTGATGCAATTTATGCCGTGAATTACAACATTATGCGCATAGAAAACGGCATGGCCGGTCTTGTGTATGCCAACTAAGCAGTATCAAAAAAATAGATAATTATATTAGAAATAAGCATGTTTTGGACAGCCCTGTTCTTACTTGCTTTCGTATTTGTGCTAACCTATGATCCCCAGTCCAGGACACTGGAAAGAATAGTGGATCCTAAGCTAGTAGAGACGTCGGAGAATAGAAAACCTATTCCATACGACGAAAATGTGACCAATGTACGCAGAAGCGTTTCTCCGGAATCAAAGGAACCTCATTATGACGCACTTCAGTTTGGTAGAGACGCAGGTTATACAGTTCCGAGTAATAAAGGTGTCCATATGGGTGCGATTATAGGAACTTAAAAAGTTCAGACGGTAATATATTAGTTATACCAATATGTTCTCTCTTGATCGCGAAACTATGATGCTTATTGCCCTTGCTATGTGTGTTCTAGGGAGCCTCTACCTCTACAGTGAATTAAAAAGTACAAGAAATGACGTTTCTGAAATGAAGACGTTTTCCTCTCAAATGGCAAATCATCTGAATAGCTTGAGTTATTATGACGAAGGTATGTCGGAAGAAGATGACGAAGATTACGAAGAGGATAATGAAGAAAAGCCTTCTACACAACCAGAAAAGTCAGCCCAATCTGTTACGCCGATTTCTCCGGTAGCCGAGCCAATGTCTGTGAAATAATCATATTCATATATTGTAACTTGCTAAATGAGCAATGAAAAAGTACAAAGCAATAGCGATTCCAGTTAGTTTCGCAGACGCAAAGCCACGGTTTTTAACCGTGAGAGATCGAAGATTTAAAGATTGGATTTTTGTCACAGGAGGATGCAGAAGACGGGAAATTTACAACCCGCTTAGATGTGCTCTAAGAGAACTAGAAGAAGAAACAAGAGGTATAGTATCACTCAAAAAAGGTGAATACACGTCGTTTGTATTTACAGTAAAAGAAAGTCCAACCGTGGACTTGGTCTATAATGTGTTTATTTTTTTCGTTGATTGGAAACGAAATGACCAACACGCACTTATCAAAAAATTTTATGACGAAAAAGCAAAATGTCAAGCAAAGAAGGCAAATAAACAACCAATAAAAAAGACATTCGACGAAAATGATTTCATGAATTTCGATACATTAGAAGAATATAATTGTCGAAAAAGGTGGAATCTGATCGTGGATAATATCATTAAAAATCCGGAATTTTATACCTGTGTTCAATCACTGAATAGAAAAACATTTTCTATAAAATAGGATGAAATCGAAGGCTTATATTTTACGTGAAATCCGAGAATTACTCATAGAGAATAGAGGATATTCAGAAGATGACGCAAAAGAAAAGGCAGACGAACTCGCTAAAAGAACAGTGTATGAATTACTAACTTTAAAAAAGGAGCTTGCTACAGATAAAGAATTTGCAGATGTTTCCATCTCTGCTTCAATTAGACGGTATTAAAAAATAGAATCGTAAGAAATGTAAGTATGTTCAAGCGCTGGTGCGCAGAACAAAAATTCGATCATGGCGGTAACAAGCTATCACATGTGCTCATGAATGGGGGAGTCCTATCCGTGCCATCTGATAGATTGAGTGAATTTTACGATAAATACACGGAAAGTGTGTTGTCGGGAGAAAAGATATATGTAGTCGAACAGAAGACAAAATATTATAATTTTTTCGTAGATATAGATTACAAAGCCGAGGAAGCGTTAAACCTGAATGATATACAAGATATATGTAAAATAATTTGTAACAAGGTTATGACGAAGGGTGGAAGGGAATGTCTAATTTCGGTAGCACAACCAAAACCGGCGGGTGATAAAATCAAAACGGGAGTACATTTAAATTTTCCCGGATTTGTTGTAGATCAAAAAAGTGCCATCGCTTTACGGGAACACATATTAGTTGCGTTATATATAGCAAAGGGTTCCGAGGATTGGGAAAGTATCATAGATTCCGCGGTCTATGGAGATATAACTAAACGTTCGAAGGGGAGTGGTTTCAGAATGCCATGGTCGCACAAAATGACAAAGGGTATTACCGAAGGTCCATATCTGCCTATATTTGTATTTAAACCCGGTGGATTATTAAGTTCATTGGCGAGAATAGGCCAGACACCGGACGCCCAGATTCTAGCCATGTCCGCTGTACGAACGGATTCAACTGATTTTGTTACGATAGAAGGACCAACAAAAGCAGTAAAAGAGGGGTCATTCACAGAAATACAAACTAAAGATGAGGTAGATGATGTAGAGTTAAAATATGAAGTAGAACGGTTTATCAAGAAAAATATAAACGGTCAAGCCGATGCGCGAGTTTCAAAGTTATTTAAATTCGAACACAGATTCCTGATTTCTAGTAATTCTAAATACTGTGAAAATATAGGAAGAAATCATGGATCGAATCATGTGTATTTCTATATAAGTGGTGATAGAATAGCACAAAAATGCTTTTGTACGTGTGATACTTTAGATGGGAGAAGAAATGGATATTGTAAAGATTTTGTGGGACGCACGTACCAACTAAATCCGTCAATCGTGGATAAGCTATATCCCGAAAAGGTGGAAATGAGAAAATGTATAGGATTGAAACAAAGTACCACCACGAATAACACTGGAATAAATCCAATGGATTGTAAGGAAGATGTTGAGAAATTCATCACAAAACATATAGACAAAAAACATTCAAATTTGAAAGTTATCAAGATACAAAAGAATAGACAGAATTATATAATCGGAACAACTTCTACATATTGCGAGATAGCAGGAGAGAATCACGATGACAAATGTACGAGCTTCATCCTCACGAACAAAGGAAAGATTAACCAAGATTGTGGAATATGTAAAATCAAGAAGGGCAAAATATATAGTATTAGCCCGAGAGTGATGGGAGTTTTATACCCGAAATAAAAAATACATTTAAGTTAAATGGCGCTTGTCCTCATATGTGCTTCATCATTTGTGGTATATAAATTATTATATAAAGAAGAGTCTATTAAAGAGCGGGTCGATACCCTCAAGGATCTGAAACAAAAAGTCCATAAATACTCAGGAGTTGAGCCTGAAATCTATATGGAATACCTATCCAAACTCAAATTGGCACAACGCCTCGAACATAGCCCCAGAGTAGCACAACAATACTTAATAGAAGCTCTCGATCGTTTAGAAGACCTGGGATTGTACGGCGAAACAAAGAATTTGGGCATTCAGGATGAGATACACCAATTATCCAACACAATAGGTTATACATTTGAAAAGAGATTAATGGATAATGCGATAAACAATAACGAGGTGTTCCATCCAAAGTACTTAAACAGAAGAATTTACTAATATCTATTAAATGGCCACATTAGTCGAACAAATGGAAAATATTAACATCAGTGAAGGTGCTATACGTACCAGATATGGACGCGTCGTTAAAAAACCACAATTATTTGTCCCAACCGAAACAGTTGTTAATGACGATTTCGGTGAAGACGAATATGACGAAGGGTGGGATAATTCCGACCTCGATACGGAAGACGAATACGACTCAGAAGACTCCGAATTTGACGACTCAGATGACGAAGAAGATGAAAACGGAAACTTAAAGGGTTTCGTTGTCAGCGAAGACGAAGAGGAGGATGAAGATTGGAATGAGTAATTTTAGCTTAAAAAAAAGAGCAATTATTTAATAAATGGAGACTGATATAGGCAATCCAATCGACTATAAATCCGAAGTTGATTCTATAGACAAACAAAACCAGGAGATTCACGACGATCCGTACGAAGATTCTACACCCATATACGCCCAGCCCATGCACTCCGCGCCACCTCCCCCACCGCCTATGTACCCAATGATGCAACAACAATGGCAGCCAATGAATTCTTCACCGAATCAGCCTATGGATATTTTTGCATCAATAGATAAAACTACCTATATTATAGTATTTGTTGGTTTTATTTTAGGATTTTTTATGGGTAAGACAATGCAGCCCGTCATACTTAAACCTTCTTAATTTCCGATTCGGGATTCGAATAACCAGAAAAATCACCAATATCACCGATTTTTGATTCGGTGAAATACGCGCGACTCACGATGAGCGGATCTTTCAACATATCCGTTGCGACATCGTAAGCTGTATCGGTTTCTTTCTTGTTTTTTCTCTTTTTCTTCAAGGTAAAAAACAAGACACATAACGCGGCGACAATTAATAATGTAATCAAATTTAGAATTACACTCAACATCTTATTACTAATTAATATTTTTTATCTTACGCGGACGACACTTCTTCACCGGGTTCTTCGGACTTTTCTTCGATTTTAGCATCCGTCGATTCGGCATCTTCATTTTCTTCGGCCGCCTTCTTTGCGTCGGCTTCTCGTTGTTCTTGACGCTCCTTCATCTCCTGGGCAACAATTTCATCGGCCTCCTTGACCAAATCTTCCATGGGAGCATCCGGCTTTTCCTTTTGGAGACGTTCCAAAACTTCCGCCGGGTGACTGATCGGTGCTTCATCTGGCTTATTGTAAAATTTGCTGTTATCATCACCGGGCTTAGCGTAACTATCTCCGGTTCTGACTGCCATCATATCAGCCTTGCGTTCTTCAAACATCTTCGCAGCTTGAGCTTGGTTTTCCTTATACCCCTGCATAATCTCCTCCAATTTCTCGTTTGCGAAGTGCGCGTCCTCGATCTTAGTCGGATCCGGCGGGATTAATAACCATTTGTACATATCGACGACATAAATATCAAATGTGGCGTCTTCCTTTTGTAATCGTTTCGCATGTTCCGCAGCCTCGGAGCGGGAACCAAAAGCTCCACGAATTTTAATTCCAAATTTATCGTTTTTTTGTGGTGCTTCCGGTCCAACAACGGACAAGCATGCAAATAATTGTCCCGGGACGGTCGTGTAATCGCTCGTGAGAGAGGCCATTTGTATATTGTATATGAATATATACCCAAAACTTTAAGCCCCGTTTTGACTTAGGAAGACATTGGTCAGAATTAGGTCTCCTAAGTGAGGTCGGTTTAGTACTTTTTTTATATAAAATCTGAAAATGTCTTTGAGAATCCGAAATTCGATCACCAACGCCTACATTAACAAGGTGTTGGAATATTGTCAGCGACTTTTGCTCACCAAAAAGATTAATTTGAGTCACAAATATGTTGATGGTAGAATCAACTCTGTGAAAGATGAAGCGATTATTCGTGGTATTCTTTTGGGAGATAGAGTGTTGAAAACTCGTCTCAAGGAGCCGAGCGATCCACGGGCGTTTGGCGATATTTACCTTGATATGAGTGAATTTAAAGTTCCCGATTTTCCAATCAATATCAAGTCATTTGATACCACAAACAAAAATCAACGAAACAACCTCTGTGGAATCGTGAAACTCATCAATTACATGTACAATGATAAGAGCTGCCGAGATAAGGTTGGAATTGCCCGAGCAGTTAAGCATTCCCCTCTCCAAATTCAACGGTATGGACTCATTATCATATCAAAAACGGAAAATAAAGTGTGGTGTGGAACGTTCGATGAAGTGCCAGAATCCCAAATCTTCATTAATCCATCGAATGGGTTTCAAATCTCCTATCCAAACGATAGAGTTAGGCGAGATGACCGACAATACATGAATATGGTGAAATCTAAGACTCATGAACTGTTTGAAAAATGGGCGGAACCGCTTAAAGTTTTTGAGCATTAAGTACACAAGATGGTAGATAAGCAGAAAAGTCTGGGGCAATATTTCACCAAACACACGGGATTAAGAAACTATATATTTAATCGCGTAGAAAATGTAGGTGCTAAACTACTGGAACCATCATTTGGTGCGGGGCATATATTAATGAACTTTTTAGAAACAAATGAAAATCATCCGATGGTATGTTTTGAAATAGACAAAACCATAGAACCCGAAGTAGTTTTTAATAATAATCAAACAGTCATATACGAGGACTTTCTTTCTTATGAATTTGACGAAAAATTTAAAACAATTGTCGGCAATCCTCCATATGTTAAGGGAAAGGGAAGCGCATCCAATATGTACATAAAATTCATAGAAAAGTGTTACCATTTACTAGATGACGGTGGGGAATTGATATTTGTGGTACCATCCGACTTCATGAGATTAACTACCACATCGAAGTTAATCGTTGAAATGTGCGAAAATGGAAAATTTACACACTTTTTATTCCCCCATAAGAATTCTCTTTTCGAAAATGCGAGCATAGATGTGACAGTATTCCGGTATCAGAAAATAAATCGCGAAGGAGTCGTGATAGATCCTATAATGACCTACCATAGCAAGACATTTAAGGATACCTGTGTCGTTCAACACGGTATCCCCGAAGAACCTCGCGTAGAACACACAAAGTATAATGTATTGGGAGGAATCATCACATTCGGCGACCAAAGTGAAGAAATGAAAAAAATAGAAGACTATTTTGATGTAGGTGTTGGTATGGTATCTGCGAAAGATGAAGTGTTTAAAGTTCCACTCGGTAACATAGATATACTTCAAGATGAGAATATGACAGAAAGGTTTATATACGTGAATCAGTTTCCAACGAATAATCAGGAAATAGACGAACATTTGAAAAAATATAAACAAACGTTGATGGATAGAAAAATAAGAAAATTCACGGAAGATAATTGGTTCGAATGGGGCGCACCAAGAAATCTTAAATTAATGGAAAATAACAGTGGTAAAGACTGTATATACGTAAGAACCTTGTCAAGAAAAACAGAAATCGCATTCTTGGGGAAAGTTCAAAGATTTGGCGGTCGTTTATTATGTATGGTACCAAAGAGTGATAAAACAGACCTAGAGAAAGTAGTAAAAGAATTAAATAGCGATACATTTAAATCCAATTATGAGAATGATGGTCGGTTCAAAATGGGTCAGCGACAATTAGCCCTAAGTTGTTTAAAAGAATCAGTTTTTTAATATAAAATGGAGGAAATCCGTAAACATCACAATGATGCCAAGCGCGCTCTAATCCAATCTGTCACGAAAGAAGGATACCACATTTTGGATGTGGGCTCGGGGTTTGGTGGTGATTTAATGAAATGGAAGAATTGTGGTGCGTACATCAACATGTGCGAACCAAGACAAGAATCCTTAGATGAGTGTAAATCACGCGCTAAGAATATGAAGATTCGGGCAAACTTCTATTTGGGTGACATCACAAAGTGTCCAAAAAGACAATTTGATGTCATATGTTACAATTTTTCATTACATTATATATTCGAATCTAAAAAGCTATTCGATATATCTATGCGAGAAATCAAACACAGAATGAAACCGGGTGGAATGTTCATTGGAATCATCCCAGATTCGGAAAAAATAATTTTTAAAACCCCGTTAGAAGATGAGCTTGGAAATTATTTCATTATGGATGAAAATAGTGGGTATGGGAATTATGGTGAAAAACTAAAGGTAAAATTGGTGGATACGCCATACTACGCGAACGGCGAAGTACCTGAACCCATTGGATACAGAGATATACTCATCACGCGAATGATGGAAATGGGTTTTACATTAGTATCTTGGGAAGGTTTAGAGGGAAGTAAAATCTCAGAACTCTATAGTAAATTTATCTTCGTATATAAAAGATGATACTTTATATCATAGCAGTCTTCATAGTGTACTTAATCTTCTTCCGTAGATCTAGATAAAGAATATATTTGTGTAATTACTATGGATAATAGAAAAATATGTAAACAGTGCGGTAAAGTAAAGGAACATGGCGTAAATAGAGCAAATCCAGATGGACTCGTGGGACCCCGGTGTAAAGACTGCGAATTGGAACGAACACGAGAATATAATAATCGACCCGAGGTCATACAAAGAAAACTTGACGTGACGAATAGCATCCGAAAAGCGAAAGGACAATCACCACTTCATACAGCGGATGTGTTCCGGAATTATTGGCCATTAAAAACAGACTATCCGAATATAAATCCCAAATATAGTTCGACTAGTAATCATACCGAATGGTTTAGTGGTGAGAAATTTATCAAAGCATATAATAAATGGTCTTCTCGTTGATCTTAATCATAATATTTTTAATCGTATTATACACGATATTACCTAGATACAATGAACCATTATTACTTGGTGAATTCATAACACCAGAAGAGGCGGACTACATAAAAAAGAGAGCGTCCAAAGAACTAAAGGAATCGAGAATATCTATGGATAAAGACATAGATACAAACATCAGACACAGCGAAACGGCGTGGTTGAGTCTGAAAGATCCAACGGTACGTAAAATTGCTCATAGATGTTTAGCCATCGTCGATAAACCGATCGCAAATTGTGAATTTATGCAGGTTGTAAAATACAATAAAGGTGGATTTTACAAACCTCATTACGATACGCTCGCAAACATGCAAAACCCGAGGGTTCATACGTTTATCATAGCATTAAACGAAGACTACGATGGTGGAGCCACTCTATTTCCAAATTTAGGAAAAATGTTCAAATATAAGACGGGTGACGTTTTGATTTTTGATAATTTAAATAATTATGGATTCAAAACCAAAAAGGCGATACATGGAGGTATGGATGTCACTCGTGGTGAAAAGTGGGTGTGCAATTTATGGGTTCGTCGTCACAAATGTGAAATCAGTCCTCTTGTAAATCCAATTTATTAAACGTCTCGGAATCTTCAGGGGAGACCTGAAATTTAAATATAAAGGTATAGTAAAATGATCCAAGAACGCAAAAAATCCACTAAGCACCAAATGATGGGTACCGGTATTTTGATGGGCAGTATTGTCGTCGCCGCCATAGCGTTTTTCGTCTTGACGAGAAACACGCGCAAATACAAGTAAATATATTATTCAAACGAAACCTCACCGTTACGAATGAGACATCTCTTGTTTTGTTCGTGTAAGGAATCGACAGCGCTTTTATTTTGTCCCGAATATGGAACCGCGTAATGATTTTCGCACATCCAGCGATTAACATTCGTCCAATGTCCATCTTCGCAGACCCACACTTCTGCCAAGATGCGGCCAAACTTGCCCCGACTGTCCTTCTCCGGACAACGTAATTCGATAGTTATATCGTCCTTCTCACTCTCGACTGCTTTAAGGCACCATTCTTTGAGTTTTTTCTTGCTGAGAAGTCCGAGCTTTTTCTCGTCCAAATCACGCGTGCGAGACTCTGGGGTGTCTATTCCTAACAGGCGCACCCGTTGTTTCGTGAGTACATCAAACCCGAGATCGATGGCCACGTCTATCGTGTCGCCATCGACTATTTTCTCCAAAGAACTCACTTTATATACATATTCACACGGTGCCTGAGAATACGTCGCCATTGTTTTATATATATCAGGATTTTAATTGAAGTCTTTCGTTTATGAGTTTTACATAATCTTCATTGAGTTCAACCCCGACAAAGGGAAGACCCAAATCTCTCGCGGCTACACATTCACTCCCCGAACCCGCAAACGGTACAAACACGTATCCATTTTCAGGTGGTTGCTTGCACGATTTCAACAATCTTTCACATAGTGCGAGTGGTTTTTGTGTAGGATGATTGACACGTTCGTTTTTTCCGGCACCACCCGCTAGCGCGGGGATTTTGATAACATCCCTAGGAAGAGCACCCCCAGGATGAGCCGTATAAGTCGTATCAGCCGCACCCTCTTTGGAAAAACGTCCCTTCGTTCCCTTACGCGTTTTACCAGCCGCACCCTTTACAAATCCGTCTGTATATGGTTCCCGTACGTCATCCCTATGAAAAACCTTAGAATCTTTCCATAGAACAAGAATAGATTCGTGCGATCTCTGCCAGAAATTCAGGGTTGGGGTCGTTTTATTGGTATAATGCCACACGACCCATCGTCTATTTACCTCCTCGGGTATGCGGGTGAGAATCAGGGCTAAGATTTCACTAAATCCGTATATGAACATCGTACCATCCGGTCTAAGAATGCGAAGACACTCCTTAATCCATTCGTCACACCATTTCAAATAGTCATCCATCGGTTGTTTATCACTTTTGTTTCCAAAATCCTTACCTATGTTATATGGCGGGTCGGCTATAACTATCTGAGCCGATCCCGGGTCTAACGTGGGGGCAACGGTTAGGACATCACCAGAGATGATCATTATTACAAAACTAAAGAGGGTTTTCTCTAAGCAAGAGGTGAGTCAGATCCTCACCCTTTCTAACCTGAACAGCACGTTTCATCAAATCGGTGCTATTG